TGAGCGGGGATGGAGCGGCGCCCCGGCGCTGTACTTCACCGACGGCACGGTGCTCGCGTTCGCCGAGGAGTCGACCGGCGTGCTGGAATAGGCGGCGATCGGGCGGCCTCCGGACCGCCCGTTCCGCACGTCCGGGGCCGTATCATCTGGCCATGAGACGGACCGAGTACCTGATGTACTACCTCGACGACCCGGTCAAGGCGTTCAAGAGCCTTGGCTGGCGGACGTGGCACCGCACCCACAACCGATGGCTGGACCTGCGCGCGGTCCTGGTCGGCGCGTGCAACGCCGACACCTGGGACGCCGACGAGGGCCGTTACTGGGCCTATCCGCACTGGCGGTGCGGGAAGCGCCGCGGCCACCCGCTGCCGCACCGGTTCGTCAACTACACCTGGGCGGGACCCGGAGTGCGTCCCGTCTACGACCCGATGCCGGTGCGCGGCCTGGCCGAGCATCGCGCCGACGTCGCCCGCGAGCTTCCGTTCAACCGGCAGACCACCTACCGGCACGGCATCCTGCCGCTGCGTCGTCAGCGGCAGGTCGACCGGTACAACGACCGGAAGTTCGCCGAACTCCGGGCCGAACTGCAGGGCGAGATCAAGGCCGAGGGGCAAGACGCATGAGGCGCGGAGTGCCAGCGGGCTCGCTGGTGTGCGAGCACGGCTACGCGCTGAGCGGGCGCGGCATGCACCCGGACGGCCGGCCCTGCCTGCCCGAGGGGACGACCGAGAGCGGCGAGGCGACTCACCTCATCCAGGCCATCCTGTCGTCGCCGACCAGCGTGATCGCCTCGGCCCCCGCGCTGGACGCGCACGCCCTGGCCGCGCACCTGCTGCGCCTCGGCTACCGCTTCGTCGACCCGGCCGAGAAGCACGTCATCGAGGTCCGCAAGACCAGTCAGACCATCAAGCACCCGTTGGCCTGTCGCGCCGGCGACCTGTTCGACTGCCCGGTCGCCGCTGCGGCGGAGCGACTGAACGGTCCGCCCGGTGCGCCCGGCCGGTACGAGTGCACGGTCGAGGCGGGCCACTTCGTGCTGCTCGACCGGGTGACGGAATGAGCGCGCCGGCTCGCGGCAGCGACGACGAGTTCTGCTCGGCCGCACCGGAAGGCGGGCACCATTACGTGTCGCACAGCGTCAGCGCGGACCCCGTGCGGTGGGTGGACCGGTGCGGTTCGTGCGGTCACATCAGTACTCGGGTGCTGCGTCGGCAGGTCGCGTTCACCGATCGGGCGGATGCGCTGGCGTCGCTCAATGAGGATCCCGTGGCCGGCCCGTACCTGCCGATCGACGAGATCCTTCTGGCTCGTCGCTACCTGACTCAGGAGCTGGCGAAGCACGGACTGGAGCCGTTCGGTGCTCCCGAGCTCCATGAGGTCGCCGATCATCGTGTCCGGCTGGCCTGGCAGATCAGGCAGAAGTCGTGAGCACCGTCCGGACCGCGCCCTGCACGGTGGTCAAGGTGCTGGCCGGCGACCTGCTGCTGCTCGAGCTGCGGCTGGGCTGGCACGTCGTCGTCACCCAGCCCTGCCGGATCGCCGGCATCCTGGCCATGGACCCGGGCAGTGACGAGGGGGCCCGTCAGCTGCAGCAGATGCGGCTGGCGATCGCCTCCCTGGGCCAGACGCCGGGCCCGATAGAGCTGACCTTCACCTCGTACGAGCTGCAGAAGAGCGGGCATCACGACACCGCCGTGGGCCAGCTGTTCGTCACCGACGCCCAGGGTGGCCGGCACGACCTGGCCACCGCGGTCACCGCGGGCGACGGCTGATGTTCCGCCCTCGCGACGACCCGCCGCCGGACCCGCGCAAGCCGCGGTGCTCAATGTGCAAGAACCTGCGGGACATCGTGCAGGTGATGCGCCGGGCCGGCGAGGGCGACCAGGAGTGCGACGACCCGGACTGGATGATCCGCGTCTGCCCCACCTGCGACCGCGCGTCCCTGTAACCCCCGCTTGATATGCTGACGCAGCGTTTTGTAAACGACACGACGGACGAAGGATCGGTCGTCTCGCGCCAACGAGTCGCCCGCCACACAGCCCCCTGTTGGAGCAGGGGGCTGTTGTGCACCTAACCGCGAGGGAGCACGGTGACGGCCAACCTCTCACCCAACGTCCGCCGCGAGCTCGCGGCGCTGGCTCAGGTCCGCGGCCCTCGGCAGGCCGAGGCGATTCTCATCTCTCACCAGCGCCGCGACGTCGGGAGCTGCCTGTGCGGGTGGGCGGAGCTGGGCAAGTCGCACGCCGGCCACCAGGTGGCCATGCTCCGCGATGCCGGTCTGCTGGCCGAGCCGGATTTGACACCGTAGCTCGTAGTCCGTGACGCGCACCTGGCACGATCGGCTAGACGTCACTCCCCCGGGCGACGGAATGTCTGACGTATCAGAGCGCGCGTAGCGTCGGTCCATGCGCGAACGATTAGACCGGTCATGATCGGCGTCGGCTGCTTCGCCCACGGCGAGCACGTCGTGCCGGTCCCCATCGAGAACCACCACGTACACCCCCTGCCCCGGGGCGGCAATCCGGCCGCCCCGGGGATTCTTCTTTGCGCCAACGCCCACGGCCTGGTCCATGCCCTGCTCGACGACATCGAGCGGGTGGCGATCACCTCGCCCTACGCCACGGTGCACGAGGTGGTCCGGCTGCTCGCGGACAACGTCTGGGCCGGCTACCCCGGCCGGATCCGGATCATCGCCTACCGCGGCTGGCAGGCCTACGGGCTGTCGTTCCTCAACCGGCGGCTGGTCGGCCAGCACCGGCTGTGGGACTCGGCCGGACGGTCCCGGACGCCGGGCATGCCGGCCTACGGCGAGACGGGCCGCGCTCTGGCCCTGCCCCGCCGTCTGCGCAGGCAGATCACCGCGCTGTGACCTGCAGTGAGTTATCGTCACGATCAGAGACGGAAGGGCGACCATGAGGATTCTGGAGAAGCAACATCCGGATGTGGACGTGTATCCGGTCGGTGTGCTCGCCGAGCTGTGCCACGCCTGGCGCTACCTTGCCGCCCGCAAGTTCTCCGCGGCCGTCGGGCCGCCAACCTGGTCATGGCGTATCAGCCGGGCCGGCGCCTCGCTGCAGCACATCCGCCAGGCCGTCGTCCGGCATGTCCGAGCCGGGAACTGGCGCGCCCTCAAGAACACCTTCAACGGCCACCTGGCCGAACCACTCGATCTGGCCTCCGCACACGCTCAGGGCTGGAACGGCAGGTGCGGAACCGGATGGACGCGAGCCGGAGCCATGCGCTCGCTCTGCCGGCGCGGGTGGCGGGGATGAGTTCGGCCCTCACCATCAGCGAGGCGGCCGCCGTCCTGGCGCCTCGTATCCCTCGGCGCGAACTGGCCCGGCGCATGCAGGGCGTGCCGCCGGTCGGCGCCCGGTACGGCGGGCCGGGCCGCCGGGCGTCCACCTACCCATTGACGACCATGATGCAGGTGCACGCGGCGTGGGTGCGCGAGAAGCTCGGACATTTGCCAGACGTTGATCTGGCGTGCCAGAATTCCGACGGGCAGAGGTGTGCCCCGTGAGCGTGCACCGCGTCGACCCCGCCCGGAAAGTCCTCAAGGTCGAACTGACGACCGAGGCGATCCGGCTCAAGCGCAGCGGGATGACCTACGACGACATCTCGGCCAAGCTGGGCGTCGACCGCAGCACCATCTGGCACTGGGTCCAGCAGGCACTGCGGGCCGCCACCGCTGAACGGTCGGCCGAGATCGAGATCCTCCGCACCGAGCAGGTCGAACGGCTGGAATCCCTGCTCAGTGCCGTCTGGGAGCAGGCCCACAAGGGCTCCACCGCTCACGTCGCCGAGGCCCGGCGCCTGGTCGTCGCGATCTCCGACCTGTACGGGATCCGCCAGCCCATCCAGTTCTCGTGGGGGGTGTCGGATGTCGAACGGGCCCTCGCCGCAGTTCAGCGCGCTATCGCTGAGCGAACTGCGGCAGCTGGAGAGCAACCTCTCGTCATTGAAGGACGGTCAGAGCAGGCTTGAGAGCCTGACCGTCACCGAGTTCCGCGACCGGTACCCCACGCCCGGCGCCCTGGCCCTGGCCCTGGATCCGAGCACCAAGCAGACCCCCGCGCTCGAGGCGGTCGACGGTGCGCTGGTCGGCGTCCGGGACGCGCCCGAGGACCGCGGCCGGCAGATGATTTTCATGCCACCGCAGGAAGGCAAGAGCACCCGCACCTCGTGCTGGTTCCCGCTGTGGATGCTGGCCCAGAACCCCGGCCTGCGGATCGCGATCGTCAGCTATAACCAGAAGAAGGCCCTGCGCTGGGGCCGCTGGCTGCGGCGGATGATCGTCCGGTACGGCGCCGAGTGGGACCTGGAACTGATGTCCGACTCGCGGGCCTCGGACAAGTTCGAGACCACCAAGGGCGGCCAGGTCGTCTGCGCCGGGCTCGAAGGCGGCATCACCGGCGAGCCTGTCGACCTGCTGATCATCGACGACCCGGTGCGCGGCCGCGCCGAGGCCGAGTCGTCCACCTACCGCGAGGCCGCCTGGGACTGGTGGGAGTCGAACGCCGCCACCCGTGGGTCGGCCAGCTTCAAGGTCGTCTTCATGATGACCCGCTGGCACAACGACGACCTGGCCGGACGGCTGCTCGACAAGGAGCGCGGCCGGTGGAAGGTGCTGCGCATCCCGGCCGTCCGCGAGGTCGGCAAGCCGCCGGTGCGCGGCTCGGACGGCGCGAGCGTCTACGACCCGCGCGGCGAGCTGGTCTCGGTGCAGGGCCGTCGCCCCGGCTACTACCGGGAGATGGAGACTACACGGTCGATGTACGTGTGGAACTCGATCTACATGCAGCAGCCGGTCGCGGCCGAGGGCAACCTGTTCCCGCGGGCCGACTTCCGTTACTGGCACAAGATGCGGTCCGACCCGACCCATCACGACCCGACCAGCGGCAAGCAGGTCCGGATCGGGGGGCGCCGGTTCTTCGTCGGCGACATGCGCCGGTTCATCACGATGGACCTGGCCGCGAGCACCAAGACGTCAGCCGACTGGACGGTCGCCTCCGTGTGGGGCATCACCGCCGACGGCTGGCTGATCCTGCTGGACCGCTCGCGGCACCGGATCACCGAGGGCGCCCACTGGGCGATGGTCCATCCGCTCACCCAACTCTGGGACGTGCAGGACGTCTACGTGGAGAAGGGGTTCATCGGCACCACGCTGGTGATCAGCGGGACGGCCGCCGGTATCCGGATCCGGCCGCTGACCCCCGAGCACGACAAGATCACCCGGGCCATTCCGGCGTCCGACCTGGTCCGAAGCAACCTGGTGTTCTTCCCGGCCGACGCGCCCTGGCTGGACGAGTGGTGTGACGAGATCGCCGGGTTCCCGCAGTGGGCACACGACGACCAGGCCGACACCTTCGCTTACGCGGCCCGCGTCCGCATGGCGCACTGGGCCGTTCCGCCCGAGGACACCGCGCCGACCGACCCGGTCACCGGCCGCGAGCAGGTCATGATGCCGGACGCGATCGACCAGGCCCTGGGTCAGCCGATCGACCTGAGCTCGGCGGCGTGGTAAGCCCGACCGGGGGCAGTGGCCTGGGCGCATTGACATGGATCTTCGCAAGCTGCTCGTCGGCGGCCCGGCCCATCAGGCCGTCGATCCGGCGCCCCACCTCCCGATCGATCCACTGCGTCACGGGCATTTCGTCCTCGACGATCCGGTCCGGGACCGGCGGCCGGTCGTAGGTCCCCGCGCCTGGCCGGGCGTAGACGTCGGCCGATGCCGTGCGCGATGCCCCTGGCGACAGCGCCCTGTCCATCCGGTCCATTGCCGCAGCAAGCTCTGGCGCCACCTTGCTGACCAGAGCTCGACGGTAGGCCGGTAGCTCCGCCCAGGCCAGCAGCGCCGCTGCCGCCGATCCGTTCCATCGCGGCAAGCCGCGCCGTACGGCCATCTCTTCCGATTCGTTCACGTTGTTCGCACCCATCACCCGAGGATAGGAGACGGCATGTCGCTCGCAGACGGACCTCGCGTCGCCGCCGGGTCGATGACCGACGGGCAGGGCGCCTACGGGGCGCTGGCTCTCGACCTGTACGAGAACATCCCCGACCTCGTCCACCCCGCCGCCGTGGGCACCTACGCCCGGATGCGCCGCGACCCGAAGATCAAGGGCGTGCTGGCCGCGTACGGACTGCCGCTGCAGGCCGCCGACTACGGGATCAACCCGAAGGGCTGCCGCGACGAGGTGGTGGAGTACTGCGCCGACGCGTGGGGCCTGTCGATCATCGGCGACAACGACGGCCCCGGGCCGGCCCGCCGTCGCGGCGTGCTCTGGGAGGAGCACCTGCGTATCGCCCTCGGTGTGATGCTCCCGTTCGGCTACTCCCCGTTCGCCATCGGCGGCGAGGTGACCGGCGACCCGATGCGCTGGCGCCTGACCGAGCTGTCCGAGCGGCTCCCGCAGACGATCAGCGATATCAAGCTGAACGACGACGGCTCGCTCAAGGGCATCACCCAGTACGGGTCCCGCGACATGGTCCGCGCGTCCGGGCTGCTCTGGTACGTCCTCAACCGCGAGGGTGCCATGTGGCAGGGCCAGAGCATGATCCGCGAGGCGTACGCGCCCTGGCTGATCAAGCACGAGATGTGGCGCGTCATGGCGCAGAGCTCGCGCCGGTACGGGATGGGCGTGCCCACCGTGGAGGCCCCCGAGGGCGCCACCTCGGCCGACGTGGCCAAGGCCGCGCAGATCGCCGCCGGGTTCCGGGCCGGCGACCAGGCCGGCATCGGCCTGCCGCACGGCTTCACCCACAAGCTGACCGGCCTGACCGGCTCGGTGCCCGACACGCTGGGTTTCACCCGCTACCTCGACCAGCAGATCGCCGAGTCGTGCCTGGCCGGCATCCTCAACCTGGACGCCAGCCCGAACGGCTCGCGCGCCCTAGGCGACAGCATGCTGGCCCTGCTCGAGCTCAGCTGGAAGGCGACCGCTCGCGCGATCACCGGCCCCGCCACCCAGCTCAACATCAGGATGGTGGATTGGACGTACGGCGACGAGGAGCCGGTGCCGCAGGTGCTGTGCACCAACGTCGCCCGGCTGGATGTCATGGCCGAGGCCATCTCCGCACTCACCCACGCCGGCGCGCTGTCGGCCGACCTGGGCATGGAGAACGCGCTGCGGACCCGGCTCAGCCTGCCGACCATCGATCACCGCCCGGCCGTCCCGGCACCGGCCACCGCACCGACCGAGAATCCCGCGGCGGCGCCCGGTGAGCCGGCCGGCGAGGTCACCCCCGGCACCCGGCACCCGGCGGGGGTGAACGCCTGATGGCCGGCCAGTACGTCACGGTGTCCACCGTCGCGCCCGGTCCCGAGCGGGCCGGGCCCTGCCGGTACCTGTGCGGCGATCGCGAGGTGGCGTTCGACGTGTACGCCCTGGACGTCACCGGCGTGCTGGTCATCGGCGACATCACCCTGTGCGACACCTGCGGCGCCCGCTGGTTCTGCGCGTTCTGCCCGGAAATCTTCGCGGCCGACGGCCAGGCCGCGCACCGGCACATGCTGATGAGGCACGCGGCATGACCGACGTGGAGGTCCGCAAGCCGGTGGTGCTGCGCACCGTGCCCGGCGTCGAACTGGCCGCGGTCGGCACCTGGCACGGGTCGACCGGCTGGACCACCTTCACGGTGGAGGACTTCGACCAGGCGATCGCCGCGCTGGACTGCCCCGGCGTCCGCAACCCCGTGATCAAGCTGGGGCACAGCGAGGAGGACTCGACCTCGGGCATCCGGTGGGACGGCGAGCCCGCGCTGGGCTGGATCGGCAACATGCAGTTCGACGGGGCCAAGGTCTACGGCGACTACATGGGCATGCCGTCCTGGCTGACAGAAGTTGACGAGAACGGACACTCCGTCCTCGCCTCGGCCTACCCGGACCGGTCGATCGAAATCAGCAGACCTTTCCTCTGCCAGATCGGCCACCTGCATCCGAGCGTCATCACTGCCCTGTCGCTGCTCGGCGTGGCGCAGCCCGGTATCGGCGTGCTCAAGAGCATGCAGGACGTCTACGCCGTGTTCACCGAGCCGCTCAGCGACGAGGTCGCCCGGCTGTCCACCGCCACGCTGAGCAGGCCGTCGCTGGCCACCACTATCCGGCTGGCCGCCGCCGAACCGCGCGAGGCCACCCCGCTGGAGACCCGGGCCGGCATCGACCACGACGCGCTGCAGCAAGCCTGGGAGACCACCCTGGACGACCTGCTCGGCGAATGGTCGGACGTCACCGACGCCCAGCTTGCCGAGCTCAGCGCCCAGATCGCCGATGCTGTGGACGACGACCCCGAACTGCTCGGCCAGCTCGCCGTCGGATCCGCCGGTGCCGCTGCCGCCCTGCTCGCCGCGATGAACGAACTGGCCGACAGTGGCATCTCGTCGGTGCTGTCCGAGGCCGGGCAGCAGGGCGTGCAGATCGACCGGCCCGACCCGCCCGACCTGGACGAGATGGCCGCCGCGATCGCCGCCGCCATGGCCGCGAGCACCGCGTCCACCGCGGGCCGCACCGCCGCCCAGGACTTGGGCACCGGCACCGGCAAGGAGGTCGCCGGCCGGACCCGCAGCTTCATGGAGTCGCTGACCGACCGGTTCCTGCGCGACCAGCTCGGCGGCGCCCTGTCGGCCGCCCAGCAGGCCGGCCGGTTCGCCGTGCTCGAGGTGGCGCCGATCGGCGAGTGGTACGCGTCCGAGCGGATCGACACCAACACCTGCGCCCCGTGCCGCGACATTGACCAGTCGAAGTTCGACACCCTCACCGAGGCGCGGGCCGCGTACCCGTCCGGCAAGTACGTCTCCTGCCTCGGTGGCCTGCGCTGCCGCGGGCAGGTGTTCGGGACCTGGGGCTCGGCACTCGCCGCACCCGTTATCCACACCACTGTCCACATGTCCACAGGAGGCGCCATGCCACCCCGACCGACGGGCGTCGTGCAAGCGTCCGTGTCCACCGAAGACATCAGCCGCAAGTACTACGAGACCGCCGGTTACTCCATGTGGATCAACGCGCTGCACGTGGACCCGCTGGAACTGATCGTCGCCGACGACGCGACCGGCAAGTTCTTCCAGGTGCCGGTGCAGCTGTCCGGCGAGGAGTTCACCTTCGGTGACCCGCAGGAGGTGGCCATCACCTACTCGCCGGTCACCAGCAAGGCCGCGGCCGCGTACCCGCACCGCTGGGGCACCCGCGCGGCCGCCCTGGCCGCCGCCGGCGTGAAGGCCCCCGAGCCCGACCCGGACCCGAGCCCGGACCCTGCGGACCCGGACCCTGCCGACGCACCGGAGACGCCCCCTCGTCCCCCGGTGCAGCCGCCCCCGGCCCCGACCGTGCCACCGGTTGCCCCCGAGGTGAGCACGGCGGGGGCGGCGATCCGCCAGATGGCCGCGAAGACGGCCGTCACCGAGACCCCCGCGGACAGCGGGCCGACCGAGAGTAAGGAGGCGTTGTCCGTGGACAAGGCCAAGATGAAGGAAGCGCTCGGTCTGCCGGCCGACGCGACCGACGAGCAGATGACCGAGGCGTACGCCGCCACGCTGTCGTCCGGCTCGGACACCCCGCCCGCCCCCGAGGCACCCCGTTCGAGCGACACGGTCGACGCCCTCGCCGCGCTGACCGGCACCGGCCAGGCCGTGCTCGTCGACCGGGCCCAGCTGACCGAACTGGTCCAGATGGCCAAGCGCGGCGACGCCGCGTTCATCGAGAACCGCCGCAACGAACGGGACAGCTACCTCGAGGCCGCATGCCGCGAGGGCCGGTTCCCGACCGCCTCGCTGAAGGCCTACAAGAAGCTGTGGGACATCGACCCCGAGGGCACCCGCAAGCAGGTCAGCCTGCTGGCCCGCAACATCATCCCGGTGACCGCAGGCGGCCTGCTCGGCGACGGCGACGACCCGGCCGCGATGAACGAGGCCGACGCCGCGTACGCCGAGATGTACGGAAAGGGGAAGTAACCATGGCTGAGTACACCCCCGTCTTCGCC